AGAAAGTTGCATAAGCTCTTTTTTAATTTCAGCTTCTCTTTCTAAATACTGAATTTTTAAGTTGTTTCTATTTTGTTCTAACTGAGCGTCTGTTTGAGCTTTAGCTTGATTTTTCTGTACCTCAGCTTGTGCTGCGGCTTGCTGAGCTTGCGCGTTTGCTTGAGATTGAGCTTGTATATTTTGTTGTTGCATCAACTGATCTTTCTCTTGCTTTTTCTTTTTCTTTACTTTAAGTAATTGATTTGCGAGTTTTATATTCCTTATTTCTCTAACATCTATAGCATCGTCTAAGTCTATTAAACCTTGACTCAATGCTACTTGAATATTATTTTCAAGCATAGCTTTTTCTTCTTCATCGGGTGCTAACTCTATAAATATACCAAAATCGTGAAGATGAAGTTCTTTTAATTCTTCAAGTGTTGCTACATTATGAGAACCTATAGCTCTAATAAAAGCCTCTTTAGTAGGTGAATACTCCACAATGTCAGATATTCTAAGCGATAAACACTCTGCAGCTTCAGCTGTTAAATAAAGCATAGACTGCAATATATGCCTAGTAGCAGTATTACTATTTGCTGCCGCTAATTTCTGTACACCAACTAAAGCGTTTTTATCTGGCATACTACCATCTCTAGCTTCATTAAGTCCGGTAACATCACGTATCATTTGTAAATAATAGTTGTATGTAGCTATTAAAGTTTGAAGTTTATTACCGCCACTACCGTTTTGTATTTGTTGTATTGGTACTTTACCAGGATTCATATCACCTTCAGAAGTAAACGATCTACCAATAACCGAGCCTGTTTGGAAGAACATGTTTAAAGCTTCTCGCGGATTATAGTTTGTACCATTACCTAAGTCTATTTCAGCTAAGCCATCAGCATCTAAGTATACACCGTCAGGCACCATACGATTCATTACTTGTTGAATCTTCAAGTGTGTTAACTGTATAGTGTCTGCAAAACCTGTTATTCTACCGACAAGAGATTGGATCCTACCGTCATACATCCTAGGTGCAACAATATTGTAGTTCATTTTAACTTTACCAAAATCAGACTTAGACCTCATCATATTAGAAGCCATCTCCCATTTTAATAACTTATCTGTACCTAAAACTAAAACGCCTTCATACATTACTTCAACAACACGGTCTAATCTAGAAAAATCTCCATCCATGTCTTCAGGAGGATTAAACGTATCATCTTTCTTTATAACTTTATCAGCGCCTGTACCAGTTTTCTTTACTTTATAAACATCATTTGCATTTGTTTTAAAATTAAAGTACAAAACTGTAACTTCATTTTTTCTTTGTCTTATAACAGAATCAACATAAGAAGTTGATTTATTTAATATCTCTTCTATTTCTGATTCAGTTAAATTAGGAAACTCTTTTACAAGTTCATTTATAGGAACTGTTTTTACTTCACCTACATAATATATATCTTCAAAATAAGGTGAGTCACTGTAAGAATAAACTAAGTTAGCAGGGTCAACATATTCTACTTGAGCACCATCGCTATAGTTAAAACTAGTCTTAGTAGCGCCTATACCTATTGTAACTAAATCATACAGAGCTCTTCGCTTAATTAAATCATAGTCACATCCTTCAAACAAAGTATTTATAGCTTGTTCTTCAGCTATTTCAATAGCTTGTTTATAACTAAGTTGCATATGAAGAGCTAATTCTTCTTCGCTATCAGGTAAAGTCTCTTTGTTGTTTTCGTATATATTCATACCAAAACCTTGCTGTACCATCTCGTTGTACTCTCTAGCTTGAATATCTTTTAACATAGACTCCATGTACTCAGTCCTTTTGCTGGTACCGCTAGGATCTTGAGAATAAGCTTTTACTTCGTAACTTCTTTGAGACATTCCGTTTACTACAATATCTACAAATTTAGGTATTATAGGCACAGGCTTCCAGTCTAAATTTAAATAGCTTAAGTCACCGTTTATAGATAACTCGTTTTTATATTTTTCTATAGACTGTTCACCTCTAGCATAAAGTCTTAAGTTATGAAAATTATTCATTGAATCTCCATATCTACTGCGTTGACCATAACCTTCTTTGTATCTAGACGTTTTACCGCCAAACCATTCTGACTGTATAGCTCTAGCTACTTTAAGACCATACTCTTGAGTCATTTTTTCTAGATCACTAACTGCTTGAGAAGGAAAGTAATCAGAGCCACTCGCGTACGCCATAATTTATTGTTTTATTATTTTAGATGATATTCCTTTATTGTTATATCTAGATATACTTATACCTAGTGGTTGTCTTTTAGTTTCTGGGTTTGGTCTATATAAATGTCTATTACAAGCCATTATAGCTAAGCCGCTACTAATAGAAGCATCATGCTTAGTTCTTTTGTTTATATCAAATTTACTCCAATCATTTAGCGTTTCGTTAAAATACATAGTACCATATGTACCATCTTGAAGTAAACCTACATGATCATTAATATACATTTCAATAGCGGCAGCATGCGCCTGCTTTATATCTTCACTAGAGTTTGGCATACCTCCAACTTCTTTTTCTGTAGTAGATAATTTATTCCATATTTTATCTGGTCTGTTCATGCTAAAACCTCTATAACCTCTACGTCTTAAATAGTAAAGCAGTCTAGGTTTATTGTTTTCTGCAAGTATTGGCATGCCGTAAAATACTAAAGACATAAGCACATCTTCAAAAAATATCTCTGCAGTTTGCGGTCTAGCTATATATTCTAAAAAGAAAGTATTAGCTGGAGCATCTTCCATACTAAACTTAGTTAATCCGTGCAATGCACCTTTAGATCCTTTATTATCAACAGTGCCACTTATATCGTAGCTATCACAACCAAAAGCCCCTACGTGTTCATTGCCAGGATATTTAACACCATTTTTTAATATTACGTTGTTCTGCATATTACCGTTAGGTACCCAGCTAACTTTAAATCTACCGTTTGGATCTGGATTAAAAACTACTTGTGTGTCTTTAACACCGTTAATCCATTGAAAGTTACCTATAGTTAATACAGATGAATTTTTATTTCCTTCATTGTAATCAACTTGCTCGTAGATTTTAACAAGATTAAATAAAGAGTTTTTCGTTTCATCTCTAAACGCATGCTCTTCTGTTCTAGGAAATTGTCTGTAAAACTCATTAAGTGCATCTTGATCATCTTTTAAACCTTCAACTTCATTGTTCCAATAGTCAACAACGCCTATATCTATTAATTCACCATGCGGTCCTCGGACATCATTGTTTGATGTATCAAAAACTGGAAGTCCGAACTCGTCAATAAATCCTTCATAGTTCCACTCCATTGGGATAAACAAAGAATATAAACCACTCTTTGTCTGACCATTTCTATTTCTCTTCGTAACATTGGAGTCATTGTAAAGCTTTTTAAAATTATCACCACCTTTATCTAAAGCATTTGAAGTTGATCCCATCATACACTTACCTACTATTCTACCACCTAACCTTAAACAAGTTTTAGTTACTCGCCAGTTGTTGAGTATGTTATCTGGCCTCTCCCACTTACCACTTTCATCATGCACTAGCAACGCTAGCTTTTCACCATCATAACTGTTATCACCAGTATTCTTCCAGTCAATAGTAGTATCAAGTCCTTGCATATCATCTTCGGCTTCTGTCTCACGCATCTTGCGGCGTGTAAATTTTTTAGCTGGTATACGATAAGCTAGCTCTGACTTAGGTCGATCCATACCATCTTGTATAGGCTTAAAGAAAAACGGATAGTTAATACTTATAGGTACTATCTTATCCGTAAACATTTTCTTTGCGTCAGCTCCGCTTTTAGACAATACCCCAAATCTACTATCACTTGCTAGAGTGGCTAAGTTAACGGTTTCAGCCGAACTCATGAACGAAAAACCAGATCTTCTATTTTTTAAATAGCACATGCCATAGCAACGCTGGTCTGCCTTACAAGCTTCCCAGAATATAAAAAACAACCTATTAGCCTCTCTAAAGTCTGGTGCACCTACATCTATTTTACTCCATTGTAAATAAGTATAGTAGCTACCTGTTAAATAAGTTGGAACGCCGTTATTAGTAAACCAAAAACCATTTTCTCTTCTATCAAACTCTTGATCTATATAACTGTAATGCTTTTCTTTAAAATCTTTAGGATAATCTTCCCAGTCAAATCTAGTTTTTATTTTAGCAAAAGCATTAGGTATTTGAAACTTATGCCACTTTTGTTCTGACTTTTTATTAGAGCATTTATATATATTCTTAGGTGCTTTAGGTAGAGCTATGTTTAAACCTTGTATTTGTACTATATCACCTATTTGGCCAGACTTAGATATAACTACAACATCGCTTTGTTTGTCGTAGCCATACTCCCACTTCTTACCTTTATTAAGCCTGTTTATAGTGGTTAACTTTATTGGCTCTACTATTTTATATAACGACTGCTCGTACATTACTTACTTCTACCTTCTGCAAAACCTTGAAACTTTGGTTTAGCACTTTGTGGTTTATCTAAATCATTTAATATGCGCTCTTCATCTTCAATGCGAGTTAGTATTTCAAACGCATCGAATATAGCTAGCTTTTTTGTAGCTGCTGCATTTTTAAGCCTGTCAGCAGATATATCATCATCTGAGTCTACAATAGGTTCTTCAGCAACTTTTATAAGTTCTTCAACAGCTTTGCGCCCAGCTTGGATTATATTCTTCTTCGTCTCCTTTGTATTCATATTCAATTGTAATAAAACTATTCATAACTCTATATAACCTTTCACCATCTACAACAAACTCGTATTCACTGCTAGGTCTAAAACCTACTAACTGTGTAGGTAAAAACGTACCATCAGAGTATTTAACAACACCCATTAAAGGTACCTCTTGATCTAAGCTATATTTGTTTTTTGATTTTAAAGGTTTAACGAACGTAAACCCAGGCATAGCGTTCCACGTATTATTTCTATAATACATATACACTTGATCTTCAGAAACTAAATACTGATCTTCTTCTAAATAACCTCTAGTATTCTTTTCAATACCTTTAACATTGTGCCACCTTCTAAATACATTATGGTGCACTAGTACTTTGTCTTGTTCTTGTAAATTATGAGGATTATAAATAGGAGAAGAGATAATAATGCCTTCTCGGTTAACATACTGATGATTAAATATTTCCGTGTTTAATATTAAATCTTTATCACCTACTTTAGTAGAGTTGTTGTATCTTTGACCGTGAGGCTTTATTATAAAGTTATGTATAGGTCTCATTAATAATTAAGATCATACTCAACAGATATAGCCATGTTCTTATTAAAATCTTTCCACGGTATAACTACATCTTGCTTTCTAATATAAATAGAGTACTTGTTTTCTTCCTCTAATATATCGCATATCGTGTGACCACCATAAACATCTTGACCTACAGAATAATGCATTGCATCATTTTTATAGTCTTTACCTACAGTGATTTTTCTAATTACGTGGCTCTCCATTTTCAGGATATTCTATAGAGCCATCGTTAATATTAACGTTAGCAGTTCCATAAGTTTTTTCTAACTCACCTTGTAAAAGTGTAGCCTTATCTCTAACTACAGCTAACTGATGTAAGTAGCCATGCTTTTGAGCCTCTACTCTACCTATTTCTGATTGCAAGTTGTTTATGTTAGAAACTACTTCTTGTAAGTTTTTTAATTCTTCGTCTGTAACTTTACTAGCCTTAGGCTTTAAGTCTACAACTTTTTCTTTCTTTGTTGCCATTTTATTTAATTTTAGTTTTTTCTAATGATCGACCGCCAAAGTACGCACCGATCACGGTTATTAATACTAGTTGTAATAAGTCAGTCCACTTTTGCTCTACATTAAAAGATATAGCGCCAGCATCAATGAATATCATTAATACTGTTGATACTACTAGAAATATAAGCACTAGCGGTCTAACGTTTTTTGATAACCAAGAATCAGAGTTCATATCTGCTTCCCAGCGGTTAGTCACCTGCTTTTGCACCTCTAGTTCATGACTAGATATTAATTCTTTAATCTTCTGCTGAGCAGCTAACTTTTCTTCTTTAGAAGTGGTGAGGTTATCTAAAACCCCACCAACATCTTTAATAAGTTTACCCGCCCCAGATGATAAAACTTTCTGAAGCAAACCCATTTACTTCTTACCTTTATGCCCTATTTTAGCAGGAGACTTCTTCATCAACTTAGTAGGCGTATCTTTTTTCATTAACTTCATAGCAGCAGGCTTAAGCATCTTTGCTGGTGAAGCTAATATTTTGTCTCTTAATTCTTTTGGTAAATTCTTTTGTTTACCAACTAAAGCTTTTTTAGCAGGGGATTTTTTCATCAACTTTGCTGGAGCTTTCTTAGCCATTTTTGCCGAAGATTTTTTCATCATTTTGGCCGGAGCTTTTTTCATCATGATTCTTTTTGTTTAATGTGTTTATACATTGATTTTCCTAGGAGCTCACCAAACTTACTATCACTCTTATAGTGGGCGTGAGCTACTCTCCTACTATAAGATATTTTTTTAGCTAACTTTTTAAAAGCACTTCTATGTCTAGGGTACTTATCACCTAGCACTAAACCTATTAAAAACCCTTGGGTTGAGTGACCTGATGGGTATGAAGGCGTTTTCATTGAGTCCATCTCTATGTCTTGCATAGATATATTACTTTTTTCTGCTACAACTTTAGGTCTAGGTCTGTTAAAGTAGTTTTTAAGTTCTATTATTATAGGTGCAGACTCTCTTATTAAATCATCAGATACTTCTGCGTCATAATCTTTTATACCTTTCTTCTTAGCTAGAGCTTTAAAAGCACTAGATATGTCATCATGATCTTTAACAAAGTTTTTATTTAAAGGTATCTTATTCAACTCTTTTACTTCAAGCATAGTATCAAAAGAATTATTACTTGGTGGACGCATCTTTTTAAATGGAGAAGCATCAAAGTCGCTAAAAAACTTATTGTTAATAGCTTGATTAGCTTCTTGTTCCCAAGGAAATACACTGCTACCCTCGGCGTAGAACTTACCGTTATACTTTATCTTACCATCTTTTCTTTCATACTTCTTACCTTTGTACTCTACGTAATCATCAGTATAATCTAATACACCGTTTTTCATTTGCTTAGCGTGAAAGCCTTCGTGCTCTAGCACTTCTTTTTCTAGTTTACTACCAGGCTTAACAGACTTGTCTATAAAAACGCTACCGTCTTTATTAGCTTCGCCCAGTATACCTTTATCTAAAGTTTTTCTAAATACAGGTGTATTTTTATTTATCATCTGTCTTTATCTTTAATCATATCATCAATAGCCTTATTCATAACTTTATCTGTATAAGACTTATTATTATAATAAGGATTTTTAATTGTAACAGGAATATCTTCTTCGCCAAGCAAAATTCTATATATCCTATTTATCATATGATTACACTTAAATGACGTTTTGTAAATTGCATACTTCATTGTTGTACGATTTCTTTCTCGCCAAACATCTATCCAACCATCTCTACGTAGTCTTTCCCAGCGATGCTTATCCCAAGAGTATGCGTATACACCGTTTATCCC